TCCCTTGATTTTGCCTGCCTTTGCCGCTGCCAGAACCTTTTCGTCGGTGAATACCGTGTCAGCCCGCAGGCCGATGGCATCCTCCCGCAGCTTCAGTGTGCCGCCGGCAGTGTCGGAAAGCACCCTGTTTGGGTTGTGGTCCACCATCATCGTCACGTTGCCGCCCGTTTCCAGCGCCCGTTTGAATACGCCGCTTTCGATCAGTTCGTTCACCATGCCGTGGGGTGTCATCACCGGTCGGGATTCCCGTTCCACCGCATTCACATACCCTTCGATATGTACCGTGTTGTCACTTCTTACCTCAATCCTCATCCTCTTCACCCCCTTTCAGCAGTTTCAGATCCGCAGTTGCATTCGTATTTGGTGTGTAGATTCTTTTCGTTTTCGGGTCAAGCAGCACACAGTCCAGACCCAGCGTAAGCATATTGAAGCCCAGAGGTTCCATGTCCTCTTTTTCTCTGACCTCATCGATCTGCATGAAGTTCTTTTCGATGGCTACTGCATAGGCATCGAATCTGTCCTTCATGTTGCCTCGGGTCAGCTCCTTCATGTCATAGGCAAAGAACATCGGTCCTTTCTCCCAGCTCTGCAGCAGGTCATTGTCCAGTGCCGTTTCGATGGTGTTCACCAGTTCCGTCACAGCGTCCAGAAAAATGTCTTTGTCTGCATCCGTCGCATTCCCTTTGATGATGCTGATTGGAAATCCGAAGGTTCCGCAGATTTCTCTGTCGTTTTCCTCCTTATTCTCGTACAGCTGCATTTCCACGCTGGTGTTGCTCGATTCCTTGAATTTCGCACCGTTGTTCAGAATGACCACGTTTTCCGTATCGTTGCTGTACAGATTGCGCCATGCTCTTCTGATTTCATCTTTTGCTTCCTTGGCCAAACGATTTTCCGCTTCAATGAAGCCGCGTTTGTTGCCGCCTTTCTGTACCTGCGTTTTTTCAAACAGCATGGTCGCATAGGCCGTCGCAAAGATCATCGGCCGCTCTGCATACAGCGGTGTGCCGGATGCACCGTCTCTGGTTCTCCTGCGGATCTTCAGGAAGTCCCAGGGCATATAGGTCAGCCCGTTCACCTGAATGGTGTAATCCTTGAAGATAGGGTCCACACCTACAATGACACTGACCTTTTCTTCATCCACATAGTGGATGCTTGTTGCCTCGCCCCATTCCTTGTTGATATAGGCATAGGCACCTTTCCCGAGGTAATAATCCTCGATCATGGCTTTGATGAATTCGTTGGTGTTCAGCGTATCCCCTGTGTCTGTGTTCAGCATCCGCACCCTTGGGTCGTCTGTCACTTCCACGGTCTTGCCGTCCTCTGTCCTGCGGTATAATTTCACAGGCAGCCTTGCCACTGTCCCGGCCATCTTTTCGATACAGCTCATCACAATGGGAATTTCCAGCATCTTCGCCTTCGTCATGCCGCTGCTCCCGAAAATCGCCGTCAGAAGGACATCTTCCAGCGTCACTGTTCCCGCATCCGGCTGCGGATTTTCGGCTCGTTCTTCCGGTTCTTCCATCTGTTCGAGAATCGTTTCTTCAGTTCGTTCCTCAGGGTTCTCCGCCTCCAGGAACACTATCTCTTCCTTCCCGAACAGCCATTCTTTCAAGCCCATTTCCTCTCCCTCCTTTCTTCCCTTTGTATTCCTGAATTTTCCGCCGCGCAGGGTATTCTCTGCAGAATTTTTTCGTGCTTGCACGTCTTTTCTGCGGAGATTACCCGAGCCAAGGCGGAGCACACCCGCTAGATGACCTGGGCACCCCAGCCGCCGCCATCGTTCAGGATCTCATTTACATCCAACAGGTACACCGCATTGATCAGTGCCACAACAGCATCCACTTTCACTTTGTTATCGCAAAGGCTTTTTATCCTCTGCTTCTTACGGTTTCCCGTAAGGTCAGCATATATTTTCAACTGCTTTCACAGTTGCCGAGCACTCGTGGCAGGATTATATTCTGCAATAAAAAAGGCCGTACATCTGTACAGCCTGCAGTTTCACCTGCTATGCGTTACGGTGAGCCATAGCTATTACACTATGCTTTACCTCGGAATTATCATGTTTAATCATTGAAGTATGCCCATTCTTTCTTTCCTGCTGTTTTTTGCTTTCCTTTGCAACAGTTACAAATAACGGCTCGCTTGATGCCAAATGCTTCTGCAGCTTCTGCAATCGAGCCAAAAACCTCATTCGTTGTCAGGCATATTACGGGAGTTCTTATATTTTTCATTCTTTTTTCAATGGTTTCTTCAGATTGTTTTCTGCCTTTGCTGGATTCTCCAATTTTCCGTTTGTGTTCTTCAGAAAGAGTGCGGCCTTTCCTTGCTTCACTCAGATGTTTTTTATGCTCATCTGAAAAAACAATTCCCTTTCTGCCTCTGCTGATGTTCTTACGGTGTTCTTCTGATTTCGCAATGCCCTTTAATGGTGAAGGCCTTCCTGTCAGAGATTCAGATATTTTTCTTCTTGCCTCAGCACTCATTTTTCTCCCCTTGCTTGCTTTGGATAAGCGTGCTCGTGTTTCTTCAGATATTGGCTTTCTATTTCTTCCAGCCTTGCTGATATTTGCTTTATGTTCTTCGGAAAACGGCGGTTTGCTTTTTCCTTTCAAGGATTTGCTGATTGCTTTCTTCTGTTCTTCTGGCATTACATATCCCTTATGAGATTCCGAAAGCCTTCTCTTCGTTTCTTCATTTGGCTTTCCGTTTGCTCCACCATCAGATGAATTATATCCAAATGCAGGATCATTAGAATTGTACTGTCGAATCAATCTTCTTTCTAATTCGTCTAATTCTTCTTTTGTCTTCGCAACAAACAATTCTTTTTCTATTTCAAAATTTTCAATCCCATATTTTCGAATTGAACTCCTTAAATGTTCACTGGAAGTGTTTCTTTCCAGATTTGAAGAATATCTTCTGTCAAAAGAACCCGTTGTTTGACCAATATAGACTTTACCATTGATTTTATTAGTGATTTTATAGATTACTCCATATTTGTCCATATATTTCACCCCATATTCCGAGTATATATGAACCTCTCTTTTTCTTCAATACTTATAAATTTAGATTTTTCCGATTTTGCTCAGTTTTCACTATGCTGTCACCAGCATAGGCGGCAAATATTTACCGGAGGATTTCTTTTTGTTGACATACTTGTTCAAATTGGTGTCCTCGGTGCATCGTGCGTTCTGGAAATTGATTTCCAGCAGTTTGTTTTCCTCATAGCAGAAGTTTTTGTTGAGGATGTATTCTTTCAGAAGTTTCGTCGGTCTGTGCAGTGTCTTGCTGTGCTGGATGATTTCCACACATTCCATGGGATCATCCGCCGCTTCCAGCTTCTGTACCGTCGAAATCGCATTGTATCTGTCATAGCCAACCTGTACGATATCCACGCCGTATTCCTTCTGCAGGTTCATGATGAATCGTTCCACAAAGCCGTAATCCACCACTTCCTCGCCGCATCCAAAGCAAACGCCCTGACGGATCAGTTTCCTGTAATCCACTCTTTCCTTCATGCTTTTCGCTTCAATGCGTTCCTCGGGCATAAAGCCCCATACTCTGGCGTAGATTTTGCCGCGGAACAGCGTCACCATAGCAACGGAGGTATTGTCCTCCGTCTGGGAAAGGTCCAGTCCCAGATAAACTCTCTTGCCCTTCCAGAAGGATTTATCCGTCTCGATGCAGCATTCCTTCACCTTCGTGATCTCCACATAGCCTTCCACGCCCAAACCCTTGTACATGATGTTGTTGTGCTTACAGAGATAGTTTTCTCTTTTGTTTTCGTACAGGATGGCGTAGGTACGCTTCTTCACAAGGCTGTTGAATACATTTTTGTTCTTCACCGCAACGGGATTACTCTGGTAAATGACCAGGTCTTCCTTCTGCCAGATGTCGCCCTGCTTGAATTCGTCGTCAGGTTCGTATAACAGAGAAAATCGCCTGCGGTCATCGATGAGACCATCAAGCGATTTCTTGGAAATGTCTATTTCGTCCACAAGGACATTGTTGTCATTTGGATACTGGGTCGAAACGATGATGCCCAGCTTGTTTAACAGCGTGATCTGCGAGGAACGCATGGCTTCCACAGGATAGGTGTCCATGGCTCCCGCTTCGTCCGCCAGAAAGGCGTTTGCCAGCTTACCATCCATTCGGTCTTCCGAATAGGCCAAAGGCTTATACTCACTGTCCGTCAGCACACATCGCACTTCACTCCTCAGAAGTTTGAATACCTTCGGGTCATACAAAACCGGCGAAGATTTGATGATTTTATTTACAGCGACTTTCAGTTCGCTGGACAGGTCTTTGTCCGGCGCAACAGAAAAGAATCGGGAAAACTGCGGTTCCATCAGCATCAGCAGAATGAAGATGACCGCCGCATAGAAAGTCTTGAAGTTCTTTCGGCAGATCTCAAGAAGCACCGTTTCGTAATACCGAACATCCCTGCCTTCCTCATCCCGCATCTTCGTACACATGGTCGCAGTCAGGAGGAACCAGGCATATTCTTCCATGCCGTCAGCCATGCTGCACCCAAGGTCAGGGTGCACCATCAGTTCCAGCAGAGCCTTCATCTTCCGGAAGGCTTCTTCGTCCACAAAGGCTTCCCTGTCGTATCCGTCCGCGATCATCAGCCAGCTTTCCGCCTGCCGCTTCACATAAATGCCGACTTTTCGGTTTTCCGGCTCCATGCACCACTCTGCATATTTATAAGCTATGCTGTCCTTGATGCCCCCAAGTCTTTTGTCCATCAGGCACCGCCGCCCCTCAGAGCGATCAGCAGAGGATTCTCGTCAGATTCTTCCGTTTTCGGAATGTTTCGAAGCACCGATGCCACCGTCATGATGTTCTCCTTCTCGATATCCATCAGCATTTTTCGCTTTGTCTGCAGCTGCCTGTCTATGGCGTTAACACTTCCGGTGATGCCGTTCTTCTTCTCCAGATATGCAAGGAAATCGACTTCCCCTTCCTTGAAGGCATCCTGCAGGTGTGCAAGGTCTGTCAGCAGGCTATCCCGCATCTCCTCATATCCCCTGCACTCTGCGTAAACCATGCAGTATCGGTTGATGATGTTCTCATACAGCGCATCGCATTTCCCGATCTCCGTCAGAAGCTTCGTCACCCTCTTGAACTCCTTGTGGGCGATCAGGTTCTTCTTCGTTTCCGGCTTCTCTTTCAGCGGTGTTCCTGTCGCGAAAGCCGCTTCTTCCTTCTTCCGCTTCTCCAGTTCTGCCTTCGTTCTGTGGCTCTTTCCTTCCGCCTTCAGCACCGCTACCGGCTTTGCTGGTCTTGCCATTCGCACCGCCTCCTTTCTCTGCCGCCTTCATTTCCGTTTCCATTTTGGGAATTTTTTTTACGCAGAGGGGCCATCGTGGTCTCGGAGGCTTTGGTTTTTCAGACCTCGACCCCTGGGGGGGTATCTCCCGAGCCATATAATGTTATGTTCACCCTTCAGTCTGTTCTTTTGCAATTCGTTTCAAAAGATTTGCCGGAATGATTCCCGCTTCTGCCATTTCGTGATGTTTTTCGCACAAAGTGATGAGGTTTTCATCCTCTAATCGCAAATTAAAATCACTTTTTAACGGCACAATATGGTGTACTTCCAAACCTTCTGTCTCAAATTTCTTTTCCGGATCATATAATCCTCTGATACAGATCTGACACATGAACCCATCTCTTTTTTTGATGGCCTTTGCTTTTCTTGTCCAAACATTTTTGCTTCGGAATTTATTCTGTTCAGTCGAATACTTTTTCCTTGGCTTACTTACAGGTTTCTTCGGACAAATATAATTCCTCTCATGTATCCTTCCGCAATATGGACATGACTTTTTCATCCTCTTCCTCCTTCCAAAAAAGAAAAGGCAGCATCAACTGATGCGCCTTTCCCTTTCGTTGCCTGTAGAAAAATATAGGAGGTAACAACTATCGAATCCCTTTCTCTGCTCCCTCGGTCTTCGATGGTATCATATTACCATCTTTTTTAGGTCTACTACTCGCAACTTTACGAGCTTCCTTCTCTGTCAGCCTGAGACCTCTTTCCTTTGCGAATATCTTTCTGGCATAGGCCAAATATCTGTAAACAGAACTTTCGTCCACATGGATAGCGATAGATGCCGCACATACCCTGCTAGAAATATCCCCTTTTTGTAACGGTTTATCTGCCGCTTCAAAATAAACCATCTCAACAGCCTTTTTATGGTCTTTCGGTAATCTGATCATCGTTTTTTCAACAGCGATGATGTCTTCAAACTCCGCTTTCATACTCTGCAATGCTTCATCCGCTGCAATCACAGCATACGCCGTGGCATCCGAAGGCATCCCACTGCCGCTGCGGAGGTATTCTTTTCTCGACTGCTCGTAAATATCATCATAGATTTTTTGTTTCAACTGCTCTGTTGTCAATTTTCCACAGGCAGCATAGAAGCGAAATGCCTCTGTGGCATAATCCCGTATATTGTCTTTCTTCAACTCCTCACCCCCGCTGCACTTGTTTGCATTTCTCTGGAGAATTCAGACACCGCGCTTCACAGTCTTTCTCTCTACAGTCCGCACAACAAATATGTATCCATTGCCGCTTCCTGCATTTGAACAATCCACAGTATCGAACATCCTCCCGCTCTTTACTACCCTTCGGCCTGCCCCTTTTTTTCAAAACTGTTCCTCCACAGGCCTGTTCCAGCAATCGACACACGCCTCAATCGACATTTCATCGCAAATATCCATGTCTGAATATCCCAGTTTACTAGGGCAGAGGTTCGGCGTACCATCTTTACCAAGTTTGGTGTTCGGATATTTCTCCAATAATTCCTGCAGAATCGTTTTTCCTTTTGGTTTAATAGCCTGCAATACTCTATCCATTTTCCGTTTCCTCGCCTGTTCCACAGAAACAGGAATGTCGTAAATAATACAAATCTGTTCCATCATGTTCATAACATCCGCAGTTTCTTCGATTATCGCGCCGATGTCTCCCTGTCCATTCAGATCTCTTGCCAGTTCTGCTGTCAGTTCTCCCATTTCTTCGATTGCCTTCACCTTCTGCGCATCAGGCCCATAATGTTCAATCACTTTCTTGTATGTATCCTTCATGGTCATTCCTCCTCAGATTTCTGCCATACCAATGCGAAATTCCAGTTCCCTTTTGTGTTCCGCCGCAATTTCATAGGCTTCTCTCAGCACATCCACAAGACTTTCAGATAACTGTGCCTGTTCTGTTACATAGTTTGCATCTACGGCATTTACATTGGCACGATAGTACAGCATCGCTTTTTCCATATCGTCCATTACTTTTTCCATACGTTCTACTTTTCTCTGTGCGTCTTTTACTCTCATGGTTACACCTCCAACATTTCAGGGTTGTCCCAACGATTGCCAATCAGTTCAGAATATATATTAAGCAGATCCTGTCGCAGGTCATCATCATAATGACCTTTGCCGATATACCATCCATTACGAATCCACTGCACCAACTCAAAAGAGAATTTATCTGGATAGTCTTCGTCATATCCGCTTCTCAGAATGTCCCCATCGAATATTCTGTGACCATTTTTGTCATAAAATCCTGTAAACTGTCCTACAGTTTCGGGAACTACTTCCCTGATTACATAGCCATTATGTGTCCACATTCTGATAAATGTATTTTTTTCTTTGTTAAAAGAGAGGTCGCCGAAACACCAAAAGCCTGTGTCCGCATCTTTGCCTCTAAATAAAATCTCACGCATCATTATCCCTCCTTGCATTCCGGACAATATGTTTCCCACACCTGTTCTATTGGATCCCAGTGGTGGTACCATCCTTCGTATTTCAGGGCTTTCCGCAGTTCCTTATCCGAATCACTTTCAAACGACCGCTCATAACAGCAGTTACAAACTGCATAGCGTTTTCCATCCTCATTTATCTCAAGCATGATCATTCCCCTTTTCTTCCAGAGCCTGTTCCGCTTCTTCTTTTGTCAAGAATATCGTTCTTCCGATTTCCGAAAAGTTGAACATAAACATCCATCCCTCATCATATTGAACATTGATAAAGTTTTCTTTTCCATTGATGCCAATAAATTCAACCCTAGCTTTGTACGGCCTTTTATTTTTTCTCATATACCAGCCTTGCATCGCAAAATTTGTCCAAACTTCATCTCCAATCTGGACAGGTAAAACCACCGCATTAACCTCATCCAAATCATGAATGTAGTCTTCTATCTCCCACGCCATAAAAGGCTCATTTCCTTCACCAGTAGCAAATGATCCTTTTTTTTCATGGATTTTTTCTAAAAGGTCATCTACAAAAATCAGTTTCCGTTTTTCCATATCCTCAACTCCTTAGAACGGCAGATCATCATCTTCCACACTTTCGTCGATGGGATAGAATCCACCCTGAGAAGGACCAGTCTGCTTTTCACCGCCGCTTCCCGCTGCACCTTTATCCCCAGTGAAATAAGATTCGTCTACAATGACCACCGTTTTCCAATGTTTCTTGCCTTCGTTATCGTCCCAGCTGTCAATGTTCAGTCTGCCGACCACTTCAAACATGACACCTTTCTTCATGTACTTCTCTGCAAATTCTGCATTGAAGCCCCATGCAATGCAGTTAATGAAATCCACATCAGGCTTTCCATCTCTTTTGTATCGTCTGTTGACCGCCAGTGTGTATGTAGCATATTTCTTAGAATTCTCTGAACGTGTCCATTCGATTTTCGGATCAGCAGTCAATCTGCCCATAAAAATGCACTTATTCATTCTTCTCCTCCTTCCAGAAGATAAAATCCATCATTGTCCGCAGGCGTCTGCGGATATTCCTCGTCCAAATAGTTCCTGCCGATGATTGCCATGAACTCTTCTCTACTGTGAGTCTCTTCGAATCTTCTCTGGCAATCCTGTTTCAGTTTCAGATCCAGACCGGTGCCAGGATATTTGTGAAGTCCTCCCAGATTTGCAAGGTGTAATGGCTGCCAAAGATAGACCCAAAAACCATGCTTATCAGAAATATCTCTCCACCCCGGTCCGTGATAGATGTGATGTTTATCCAAACCTTCTGTTCTTCCTGTCACATAACAGTATTTTTCTTTCCCCTGCAGGATGGAATAACTATGACTTCCCTTCCTCGCCCTTTTCTTCTTCGAATGATCCATAATCCATGCCGCCTTTCCGAATGGCTTTCATATATCTCACCCATCCGATTTCTTCGAAGAATTCCTCTGTCTGCAGAATGACATCGAATCCCTTCGGAGGTCGTAAGGGCAGTTTTCGTTTTGTTTCCTTCACCTGCTCGATTTTCACCACAGGCTTTTTCAGATTCTTGCTGGTGCTCCATCTCTTTGCACCCTTGCGGATATTTTCCTTGGAGATGTAGGATGCCAGACGGTTATCCTTCTGGTTTTTGAACAGTCGCTTCATCAGAACGGTACCCTGTCCCCATTTTTCCATCAGTATCTCCAAGCCTTCCTTCATGCTCATGCAGTCAAATGCATTCATCACCACATGATGATGCACCCTTCCGTTCTTCCCCTGCATTTCTGTGACTGCCACATATTTCAGATCAGAAAAACCGTTCTTCTTTCTGTACCGCTTCAGTCGGAGGAAGAAATTCGCCAGTAGTTTCCTTGCTTCGTCCACAGTCACTTCCGCTGCATAGGTCAGCAGGACGAAATAATCCTTTCCGGAAAAATTGGCATTGATGGTCCTGGTCAAGTTCTTTCTGGCTATCTGCAGATTCCGCTTCGCCTGTTCCTCTGTGGTCAGACTCTCCCGTCTGCCTCTTTCGTATTTTTTGCCGATGGTCCTTGGGCAGTAGAATTCCTCTACTTCATAAACGTCACCGGCCTTGATCTTCTTTCTGTATTTCGGCATCCTCCTGCCACCTTCTTTCTATATAAATAGGTAGTGTCCATTAAGTTAATTGCTTTATGGACAGACATAGAGGCTATCGCCTCTTTTATAAAAGAGGTCTTGGAAAACGCCGAAAACCATTGATTTTTCAAGGTTTCTCTGCTATACTATTAATAGTTATGTATGGTCTTCCAAGACCTGTTCCCGTCTGTTCCAGCAGGCGGGCTTTTTTTATTCTTTTTTCTGTTCTACAGGCTTGTCCTGCTGACGTTCCTCTTCGCAGTCACACTGTTCTCCGGGATCCAGATGAGCACCACATTCGGTGCAAACATCAAACTTGCCATTTTTTACTGTCATTCGTTTTCCTCCTCTGCACAAGACATAATGAACGTACCTAATTTCTTCAGTTTTGCGCGAAGCTCTGCCGCTTCTTCTGTTCTGCCTGCCAGCTTCGCTTCCAGCATACAATCCATCATTTTGTTGACTTCTCCGATTACAGTTTCCAGACGAACCTTAAATACCTCTGTGGTGGATGCAGAAGGCTCTTTCGCCGCTTCCGCTTTCACCTTTGCCAGTTCATCCTTCGCCTGCAGGGCAGCTTCCTCCGCTTCCTTCTGGGCCTGTTCATGGGCTTCGATGGCTTTTGTTGCCTCTGCCGCTTCCTTACGGTATTTTTCTGCTTTTGCTTTTTCCTTTTCCACTGCCTCCGCCATTTCCGCTCTGGCCTTAGCTTCTGCTTCCATTCTTGCTCTTTCCAAATCCGTTTCATCCACCAGAGCAGTCTGTTCGGCTTTCATTTTCGCTTCATCCAGTTCCGCTTCCAGAGTGGAAATCTTACCCTCTGCGGCTTTCTGTGCCTGCTCTGCCGCTTCCTTTTTCGCAATCAGCGCTTCGATTCTATCTTCGGATTCTTTCATGACCGCATCAACGGCAGTATCCTTTTCCTTCTGGGCTTCTTCCTGGAACAGATTCAGCTGACTCTGCAGTTTTTCTTTTTCTGCACGCTCCGCTGCCAACTGCTTCGTCAGATCTTCCATTTCCCTTGTAGACATTTCTGCTACGGTCTTGGCTTCGCCATCGATGATGTGTTCCTCAGCCACAAAGGCCTCTCTGTCTTCAGCAGGAACAGACAGCAGAAGTAATGCTTTTGTGGTACTGTTGCCCATATCCGCAACCAACTGCGGATTCTGGATCTCTCTTGCGATTTTCATAAAATTCTGTGCGGTTCTTTCGGAGAACTCTACTTCATTCTGGAGCCATTCGCCCCATACACCATGGGGCAGACACTGTTTTGCTTCACAGAGGCGTTTCCCGATCTCAATGATTGCCGAACCTGCCTGAACCTTATAAAATTTGATTTCCTGTGTGATTACCTCGATAGGTCTTGTCATTTCATTCATGCTGCTGCCTCCTTAGCTTTTTTCTTTTTCTTAATACCGCCTTTTTTCACTACTTTTTCCATCCATTCGTCTACAAACGCTTTCACTTTCTTTTCTGTATCATAGGAACGGTTATTTTTCGTTCTGCACTGAATTACCTTTCCTTTGCACAGTTCAAGGGTGAAATACGATTCATCCGGCGCATCCGTCTTTCTGATCATAAAAATATATGTCTTTCCTTCTGCCATTCTCTTGGCATAACTGCCGACACAATGGTTCAGTGCTCGTCCTTCCTTTTTCAATTCCGGCCATTCTCTTGCAGGACGAATCAGAAGATCCCCTTTCCGCCATGTATATTTCTCCAGCCCCGCTGCCACTTTTTCGAACATCAGTGCTTCTTTCTTATTGCTTTCAAATTCCACCTGATCCATAGTTCTTTCGTGGGCAGAACGCAGATTCTTCGGGAACAATACCGCTTTATCTTTTAGGTCCAGATGAAGCTGCTGGCACTCCAGGATATAATCCTGATATTCATGCAGGATACTGCTAAGATGCAGATACCTTTCAGCCCCACCTTTCACCTTTCTGCTCTCCAGCTGTTTTTCTGCATATCGGAGAATCTTCCCCGGTCTGGCATATGCCAGAGCATCTGTGATGTAATCCATCTCTGAAACGCTCAATTTGACCATCATTTCAATATCTTCCACAGTTGTTTTTTCTCCGCGTATTTTCCAAAGTCTGTTCACGGCTTCAATACCTGCCAGAGTCCATTCTCCCGGTTCCATTGTTTTCAGATATCTCATTGGAAATTTGAAGCATTCCTTCAATTCTGTTCGTTTCCATCGGATGGCCTCTCGGGTTTCCCTTGATGCTCCACAAATCTTATCCTGCAGCACTTTCCAGTAACCGGCTTTCCACAGAAACTCAACTACAGGGTATTTCGCATGACTCATTAAAAATTCCATGGTGTTTTTGTATCTGATATTTGAATTCAGATATCCATCCAGATCTGCATACTGCATCATTGTTCCTGCAATGGCTTCTTTTGCACCTGTTGGACAGAAATAAAATCCGCCATCATATATTTTCATGCCCTGCCAGCGTGTCCATTCTTCAAGCTCATATCGTTCTGTGTGGCTGAAATAGTTGTACTTCCCTTCTATCTGCCATTTGGCAGTTTTATTACCTTTGATAGCATATCTGACTGTTTCTTTCAGAAACCCTGCAATATTGGTCCATCGTGCCGACTGGTCTCTTACGATTCGGAACTGCCGAAAAAATACAATTTCTCCGTCTGTTCCCTTCTGGACAACTGCTACATTGCCCAGCGCTTCAGCACGGTAGGCACTTCCTCCGTACATCGCACAAACAACTTTTTCTCCGCAATTAGGGCAGTAAGTCGTTTCATTCTGACGGAACCGCTGCGGCCAGAACGCCCGTACATCCTCGCCACACTTAAAACACTTGCCCTGCACATTCCCCTTTTTGTAAATCAGAGTGTTATCCTGCGGGATAATTTCTGTTCTAACAAAATCCACCAGACCTTCCGGCAAAGAATCAGGGCAAAACTGATAGTCTCCATCCATCAGCTCGCCCCTTTCCAATTTCCTTTTTATATCTGCTTCCGCCGTTATTTTGTTTATCCAGTTGCAAAGAGCAACCAGGTTGTGGTTCTCCGACTCTTTCACAGCAAAAAATCTTTTCAGACGGGCTTCGTCCTTTTCAGAAATCAAAAGATAGTCATGTCTCAGTACATAAGCATTATTCAAAACCTTTTTGCTTTCCTTTCCATTCTGATTGACACCCTTCACCCATCCGCTTTTCTTTGCACAGATCACACGGAAGGATTCACATTCCCTGCGGATCCAAGAATTGCACTCTGCGTTTTTCAGTGCATCCACCACCAGAAGCCGTTCTCCATCAACCACCGGTTCTCTGACGATGATTTTCCATCTTGCTGTGCATTGTTCTGCAAATTCTTCGAATGGCCAGTTTTTTATTTCTTTCAAGGTCATGCCATCGCCCCCCTTAAAAGAAATCGTCCATGGACAGGCGGCTTTTTTTCTGTGGTTCTTCTTTAGGCGCAGGCGTCTGCGGTTTTACCAATTCCAGATGAGGTTTCTTTTCTTCCGCTGCAGCCAGACCGAAATATTCTCTCGCCCATCCATACACGGTGACATCATCGATAATCGCTACATTCCCTGTTTTGCGATGCTGCGCTTTTCCTGTGATGCTCTGGAGGCATCCGGAAAGATTCTTTTTATCTGCCAGAACCTTCTCCGCATCCGCTTCTGTAGTAATGCAATCGATGATATGCTCACCGACCATCACCAGATATGTATTCGAATGGTTCTTCTGAACCTCATCATTGATTTTCTTGATTGCTTCTTCTATTTTTCCCATTGTCAAAACCTCCGCTTTCTGATACCATAGAGGTACGAGTTAATCCATGAATCCCCTGCGACGTGCCAGCGTCAATGGGGATTTCTTCATTTTGCCGCTTTTCTCAGCAGCACAGCACCAACCATAAGAGAAGCCAGTCCCCAGCTGAGAGTCAATGCCCATTCCTGATAGTCCCACATCACTACTGCCAGCCACATTGCCGCTACAATGAAACCCACTACTGCACCGATATACTTCAGGCCTGTCCAAATTGCAGTCAGCACCATTTCTTTTTTCGCTTCCTTCAGCAGGCGTGCTTCCCGTCTTGCTTTTCTTTCCGCTGCTGTTGTCATAGTCTTACCTCCCTTTTTATCCAATTCCCATCCCAATCCACCGCAGGTTCCACCTTTATCAAGTCGATGCCCTCCAACATCAGAACATCTATCACCTGTTCCTTGGTCAGTTCTGCCACGCCTATTGCTCCGTCTGCCTTTCTGCTGAATGTCAGCTGAAATAATGGCTCAGAAGATAGCAGAAGGCCTCTACTTGCCTTTGGCGGCTTCGGTATGTATATGGGAACCGGTACTTTTCTTGGTCCTCGATTCATTTTTCTTTCTCCGTTTTCTGATTTCGTCACATCTGGGACAGTAATACCCTCCAGATGTATCCATGTTGCTACAAATAGCAAAATTTTCATTCTTTTTTATGGCTGAGTAGTATTCCATTGTATATATA